CTATTATAGTAAAAATATTCAATAGTGATGATGAACTAATGTTCACTTGTGAAGGTAATTTTGGAAATGTGTGCAAAGAATATAATTTACCTTTATCACAACTACACAAATCGTATAAAAATGAATCTGGTCCGATTTTTACTAAAAAGCGAAATTGCAGAACATTAATAGAAACGTATGAAAAATATAAAGGATGGTATGCAATAAAATTAAGTAAAAAATCTGTATAATATATTAAAAGGAAATAAATGAATGAATACGAAGAAATAGATGCAGAACTAATATACAATAAAAAATTATCGGATGAATATGAGGTATACGATGTAGAAAAACAAAAATGGGTGCTTCCGTCAGAGAGTTGTTATAATAAAAGAAGATCAACCGGATTTCCACATCCTGATAAAGCATTAGAGCCTATTTCGTTGTTTCAGATATACGATACTAAATTAGATATTATGATTGTATTTGGGTTAAGACCTTGGGTTCATCAAAATGATTATAGTTTTGATTATCCTGTAAAATATATACAATGTTCGGACGAAGTAGATATGATAAATAAATTTTTACAAACATTCAAATCATTAGATCCTTTAATTGTGTACGCTTGGAATGGTAATGGTTTTGACTTTCCTTACATTTATAATCGTATGAAATTATTAGGAATAGACACTGATCTTCTAAGTGCTCATGGAAATGTTAAATTAAAAGAGAAAGCATTTGGACATAATATAACATATGATCTTTCGTCGGATGGACATTATTTCATGGACCTTCTTGATATATATAAAAAATTTACATTTGGTGAACAATCGTCATATAGTCTCGACTATACTGCAGAATTGGTGCTTGGTAAGAAAAAGGTTGACCACTCCGAATATGTAGCATTTGATGATTTCTATACAGGCAAATATGTTATTCCATCAAATCCGACAGATGAACAGAAAAATTCGAAAATATATAATGAAGCAATTAACGGTAATTGGGAAGAAGTTAAAGAATTAGCACATTCTGATTTTGTTTATTATGGGTGCATTGATACATATCTTATTAAAGAGATTGATAATGCTAAAAACTTTACAGCACTAATGTTTATGACAGCAGAAAAAATGGGAGTATTATTAAATGACTCTATGGGAACTGTTAAGCCTTGGGCAAAATATATTGCTAATAAAGCGTTATTGAATAATCAAGTCGTCCCAAAAGTATCTATTAATGATGACGAAGAAATATCTATTAAAGGCGGATTTGTTGCTACACCACAGGTAGGAAAACACGAATGGATTATGTCGTCTGATGTAAATTCTATGTACCCATTATTAGGAATGGTTGGTTACAATCTAAGTCCGGAAACTTTTATTCCTATACATAAATTGCCTGTAGATATTAGAACGATTATTCTTAAATATTATAATGACGAAGACGAAGCAGCAAGATTTGACATACCTATTGAAGTTAAAAACGAATTGACTAAATTACTCAAAAAATATAATTATTCGATGGGAATTAACGGTGCTATTTTCACTAAGGATAAATTAGGCATGGTTCCAGAAATGGTACAGGATATATATAAAACAAGAAAACAGGATAAGAAAACTCAATTCGATTATGAAAAGAAGTCATTAGAAATAAAAGAAATATTAAAACAAAGAAACGAATAAATCTAACTATAAGGATAAATATGAAAATAATATTTATTAGCGATACTCATGGGAAACATAAAGAACTTCAGATGCCTGAGTTAAACGAAAATGAAACTAATATCATAGCCCATAGTGGGGATTTTTCACACAATAAAAAACAATTTTTTGAGTTTATGGAATGGTACAGCGATTTAGAAGGATACAACCATCGTTTAATTGTTCCTGGTAATCACGATTTATGTGTTCAAAATGACGAAGAAATGTTTTATAGAACATGCAAAGAATATGATATTATCGGTTTAATCGATAAAGAAATTATTATAGATGGTGTTAAATTCTACGGGTCGCCATGGACACCAGAATTTTATAATTGGGCTTATATGGAAGAAGATTATTTGCTTGATAAATATTGGGATAAAATTCCGGAGGATACTAATGTTCTAATAACACACGGCCCGGCATATGGTATTTTAGATGAAGTTATGAAAAATAATTATATTGATCATGTCGGTTCTGAGTCATTAGCGGATTCAATTGATGAACTTATCAAACTTAAAAATTTAAAAATACACGAATTTGGACATATTCACGTAGGGCGTGGGATGTACAAAGAAAATAACATATTACGAATAAACGCATCGTGTGTTGATAAACAGTATAATATAAAAGAGCCTATTGTTATTGATTATAACACACTTTAATATAAAAGCACTCAACACCACAAAAGTAATTTTATATTAATTACTTTTTAAAAAATATATAAAGGAAACAAATGAAATACAAAGACCCGTTAGATTACACTAAAGAGGAATTAGGATTATTGAGTACCGAGGACTTAATAAAAATTCAAAAAATAGCAGATGAAAAAAATTCGCTTTTTAATACAGCGCAGCTTGTGAAAAAACTTTTGATGAACTCGCTTTATGGTGCATTTTCAAATAAATATTTTCCTTTATTTAATCAGCATATGGCAAGAGCGATTACAGGAAATGGAAGATATTTTATTCAAAAAATGGCAAAAGAAATAGAATCAGGTTTACAAGATTTAATACCTTATGATAAAGGTTATGTATTTTACGGCGATACAGATTCGGTCGATGGCAGTACAATTATAAACACATCACAAGGAAATGTAAGTATTGAAAATTTGTACGATGCATTGAACGGTGAAGTGGAAATAAAAGACGAAAATAACTTTATAAAACATATTAGTAATAATGTTTATTGTAAAAGTTTTAACACATCTACTAAATCTGTTGAAGATAAAAAAATTAAATACATTATGGCCCACAAAGTCAAGAAAAGAATGTATAAAATCAAACACAATAATGACGAAATAGTAGTTACAGAGGATCATTCCGTAATAATTAACAGAAACGGAAATTATTTAGATATTTCTCCAAAAGATATCAAAAAAGGTGACAAAATAGTTAAAATATAGTGTTTTGTCCGTGTCGGCGTATAAATAATTAAAAGGATTATTTATGAAGTGGGTAACACAATATAAAGAATATTTTGTCAAATTTAAGATATCAATAGAGGATACTCTTAAACTATATAGACAAATTAAAAAAGAGTTTGAAAACAGAAATTTTAGTAACCAAGTAGTATTGAAATATTTTAAAATATTTGTAGAAACTAATACATTGGATTTTGATTATGAAAAAACACTAAATAGGTGTTTAAGTATAAGAGACGATGGTAAATCTTCTGTCACAAAGAAAAAACATATTTTATTATACGGAGAACAAATAGGTTTAAAAAAATGGGAATTATATTGTGAAAGACAAAGATACACTAATAGCAAAGAATATAAAAAAATGTCCAAAGATGAGTTTGATTTATACAATAAAAGCAGAGCAGTAACAAAAGAAAACTTATCAAAAAAATACGGTGAACAAATAGGTTTAAAAAAATGGGAATCATATTGCGAAAGACAAAGATACACTAATACATTAGAGTATTATGTAGAAAAATACGGTAAAGAGGGTTCTAGTAAATGGAAAAAATATAATAAAAGTAAAGCACATACAGTAGATAATTATATAAAAAAGTACGGTGAAAATGATGGCATCAAAAAATATAAGCAATTTTACGAAAATTCACACAAATATTTTTATTCAAAAATATCTGAGGAAATGTTTGTAGAAATTGAAAAAAGTCTCAATATAGAATGTAAAATCTATTATGCTAAAAATGAATTTGGAAAATATAATACAGACTCTAAAAAATATAACTTTTATGATTTTGTTATTGAAGACTTAAAAATATGCATAGAATTTAACGGTGATGTTTTTCATGGAAATCCAAAATTATATAAAGAAACTGATTATCCAAACCCATTCAATAAAAAACTATCTGCAAAAGAGTTGTGGGAAGCAGATAAAATAAAGAATAATTTTCTTAAAAAATTAGGGTATAATGTTATTGTTATTTGGGAAAAAGATTATTTAGAAAATAAAGAAAAATTAATAAAAAATACAGTATCATACATAAAGGAAGAATATGTTAGAAACAGAAGAATTTACAGTTGAAGATCTAGGAATACAAGAACAATGGGTTTACGATATAGAAGTGGAGGATAACCATAATTTTTTTGGAAATAATATTTTAGTACATAATAGTAATTATTTTACAGTAGCGCCATTTGTAGAAAAAGCATTCGAAGACAAACCAAATGCTACAAAGTCCGAAAAAGCAGATTTCTGTAATAATTTTTATGAACAGATAGTAGATAAATTTGTTCAAAAAAGTATTGATGATTTTGGTAATGAACTAAATGCATATAACACCTCTGTTATTGGTAGTGAACGTGAAATTATTGCAGACGCAGGTGTGTGGACGGCTAAGAAAAAATATTTTGCAAGAGTTATAGATTCCGAAGGCGTTAGATATAAAGAGCCAAAAATGAAAGTTATGGGATTAGACATTATTCGCTCTGGCACTCCAACTTTTGTGAAGAAAAAACTTAAAGAGTCATTAAATATTATTTTAGATAGCGATGCTGAAAGCATGATTAAGTGGAAAGATAGTGTCAAAGAAGAATTTATGAAACAAGATTTATCAAATATTGCTAGAGTTCAAGGGGTTTCAAATATTGACTATACTACTGGCGATAAAGGAATTCCTATTGGAGCAAGAAGTGTTCTTGTACATAATGAATATGTTAAAAAACTTGGTATTGAAAATGAAATTCAACTTTTAGAAGCAGGAAATAAAGTCAAATTAATGTACCTTAAGGAACCTAATATATTTGGAAGTAATGTTGTAGCTTGGAGTGATGATAAATTTGTCGATTTGATAAACGAATGTGGGTGTGTAGATTATGAACTTTGCTTTGAAAAATACTTTTTGTCACCTCTTCAACTTATGACAGATGCGCTGAAGTGGAATATTGCTAAAGAAACAGAAGAACTAAATGACGATTGGTAATATATAAGGTGAATTAAACATTTTTTAAGCATTGTTTTGTTATAATAATACAAATTAAAAGGATAACAAAATGAAAAATAAAACATTCAAAATCACAGGTAATGTATTAACAACAGTCGGTTCAAAAGGCAAAGAGCAATATATGATTAAAGAAATATCAAAAAATGAAATTGTTATCGAAGCACAAGCAGAAAATGGTGTCGACATTGTTGAATATATTTCTTGGGATCAAATCAAATAATCAAATAACCAAAGGATAATAAATGGGATTCAAATATATATTTACATCTCTTAAAAAAGGAAGCACACCGTCAGATTCGGAATTGTTGAAAATTCCTAGTTTTATGTTTTGTCGCTTTTTAGGAGGACATCCAGTAACTATCAAAGCCGCAAATGAATTCAATAAATATTACAAAGAAATACCGGTAGACATACAGTATAAATTGATAAAAAATGTATTTAGCAAAAAAGGCATTTTTCCTAAAATGTTAAAACAGCAACCAAAAGAAGATCATCTCGATTCATTATGTAAATATTATAAAATATCGCGTGAAAAGGCAAAGGAATATAGAGAGTTTTTATCCGACGAAGAATTTGATCGGATAGAAAAAATATATGAAATTAAAGGTTGAAATAGCTGATATGAAAAATTATACGGGTATTGGGTCGAGGAATATAGACTCAGAAACATATCAAATAATGAAAATCCTTGCACAAAGACTTTCAAATCTTGGATATGTTTTGAGAAGTGGTGGTGCTAATGGTTCCGATTCTGCTTTTGAAGAAGGCGCTGATTATAAAGAAATTTATTTGCCTTGGAGTGGTTTTAATAACAACGATAGCGATAATTATAATATTAGTTATAAAGCATTAGAATTAGCAAGTGAGTTACATCCAGGCTGGAAATATTTGTCGCAAGGTGCTAGAAAATTAATGGCTAGAAATTGTTATCAAGTTTTAGGTTATGAATTAAATTCCCCTTCAGAGTTTGTTGTTTGCTGGACAAAGGATGGTGTGGAAACCCATAGGGATAGAAAACAATCTACAGGCGGAACCGGACAAGCCATTTCACTTGCCGATAGAAATAATATCAGAGTTTTTAACATTTTTAATAAAAAATCATTATTAGAACTAGAAAATTATATATCAGAGCTAGAAACAAGACATTAAAAACATTATAAATAACTAAAAGGAAATTTTTGAATATTATTAAACCAATTATAGTACACTTAACTCATAGTGATTGTGATGCTTTAGGCTGTATGTTAAATCTGCATTATATTACACCAAACACAGAAAAAATAACATTCCACACAAATTATAGAAATCTTACAGAAAAGGTTCACGATGTCATCGAATTTATAAGAAAACACGCTGTCGAATTGCTAGTCATTTCCGATGTTGCTTTTACGTCTAATAAGGCCGAATTGCTTGAAATACAAAAAGTAGTTCAAGATCAGATGGGAATTAAAATTTTATATTTTGATCATCATGTATATGAGCCTGAATTTTTTAATGATATTACATTTAAATATGTACATGACATTAACGATAGCGCAACCATGATTATGAATAAAGCATTTAATGTTAAAAATGAGCATCTAAATAAACTGAGCGAAATGATAAATATATATGATGTATGGATTGAACGTTCGAAACTGTTTCCTATTGCTATGGAACTTAATGATTGGTTTTTTAAAGAATTGAAAACAAAAGATTTTGATCAGGTTGCTTATATGATTGAACAAAATAACTACAGATTACCAAAATCCTTTACTAACTTTGTTAAAAATAATCAAGCAGAATGTAAAACTAAAATACAATCACTAAAAAATAGAGGTTTATTTGTTAGTGATGGTTTTATAAGCATGATTTTTACTGACGATTTTATAAATCAAGCATTATATCAAACATTTAATATAGATAAAAATAAAGTAGCATTGATAGTTAATTCATATGGCATTATTCGCATAAGATTTAGTACAATCGATTGCTTATCAGATAAAGAAAAAGAAAAAATTAAAATGGCCATCATGGGGAAATTGGATATAGGACATTTGAACGCATTTAGCATTAAAGTCCAAAATTCTAACTTCGAAAAAATTATGAATAAAGTGCAAGAACTTATTCAAATTATAAACGAAAATAAGTAAAATAAAGCACTAAAAACTTAATTAAAAATTAGTTATAATATGGTATAAAGGACCCAAATGGAA